CCCATTACTGTTAATGCGGGAGTAACATGGACAATCTCTGGAACTTTATCAATACTGTAGGAAATAATTATGAGCGAACTAAAAACTAATAAGGTAAGCCCAGCAACTGGTACTGCTCTGGCTGTAGGAGACTCAGGGGATACTATTACGCTTCCCTCTGGAGCGACCTTAGATATAAGCGCATCTACCTTAACTCCCCCAGCGACAATGCCAGCCTCGTCTGGTGTTAATTTTACCGCTCTTAATGCGACTAACTTGGGAAGCGGAACCGTACCGACAGCAAGGCTTGGATCAGGCACAGCCTCTTCAAGTACAGTCCTTTATGGGGATAATACATGGAAAGCAGAGCCGGGTGGAGGGCTGGCAAACGCCAGTATGTGGGTTTTAACAACTTCACTTACTAGCATTACGGATGTAGATATTACATCCAATCTTGCTGTTTACTCTGGGGATGGTTATGGTTCTCTTGGTTCTGCTATGACGGAATCAAGTGGTATCTTTACTTTCCCAAGCACTGGCTACTGGCAAATAACCTTTCGCACTATGATTCATAAGGGTCTTTCGGATACTTATAGTTCAAGCGCAGCGATTTACACTACCATAAATGATTCATCTTATGGTTTGGCGACAAAAGGAAGAGCGGGTAACTGGGGGAGTGGAGGTGTGCAGTATGCCGCTCCCGCCTCATCATTTTTATTTGATGTTACGGATGTAGCAAATTGTAAGGTCAAGTTTCATATTGAAGATGCAAATACTAGCGACACCTTCGTAGGTAGTACCACTTATATTGCAACGGGGTTTGAATTTATGCGTTTAGGAGATACCTAATGAAACCAGAACATATTGAAGATGTCCTTATCCACTTACACAGCGGGCAATGGTTTGGATGGAGTGACCCAAGCAACAAGACTTACGATAATCTTATCATTCATGGTGATCAAGATAAGCCTACACAGGAATTCCTTGAATCGGAACTTGCACGATTACAGTCTGAATATGATGCACAAGATTACGCCCGTAATAGAGCAACAGAATACGCATCTACTGGCGACCAACTAGACATGCAATACTGGGATAGCGTCAACGACACAACGACATGGAAAGACCATATAGCATCCGTTAAGGGGCAATTTCCAAAGGTATAAATTATGGCATTAGAAACTGGAACATACGTTAATGATTTAGTCATTACAAACCCAACAGGATCAGACAGCATATCTGTTGGGGACGATCATATAAGACTGATAAAGAAAGTATTGAAGAATACCTTTCCTAATGCAACCGCAGCAAGAGCAGCATTGCTGGGGGTGGGCCATAACTCCCGATCAGGTTATACCAACATTTCGTCAACAAGTATGACGGATAGCGGTCTTTCGATTGCTTATACGAAACTAAGTGCTACTTCAACCTTGTATATAGATTTTGCTTGTCAAGTAAGAATTTCTTCTAGTTGGGCTACTGGAAACACTCAAACTGGTACGATGCGTTTGGTTTACGCCACCAGCACTCAAACCGGAATTTCACCGTCGACTAGTGATGACGCTGGTCATTTGAAGGAAAACGGGTTAGAGATTTTGATTGGTACAGTTCAAATAGGATTTGGTACTGGGGCTTGTTACAAGGTTACTGGGTTGGCGGTTGCTGCGTACACCTTTAAGGTTCAGGGAAAGGTTAGTAATTCTGATGATGGAAGTATAGAGTTTAATGATGGCACCATAAGAGTTATGGAGGTAGAGGAGTAATGGATGCAAACACACAAAATGTGAGTACGGCTATTAGAATGTTAGTGCCTAGTGGTGGGTTTTCAATTACTGGTGATATTCAGGCTGAGGCTGATTATAACGGAAATGTTGTTTTTGACGCCCCCTCAAGCAAACCTTCTTGGAGTTCTGTACAACCTAAGATTATAGACGCTCAGTGGGATGTGGTTCGCGTCACTCGCGATTCTAAATTGCTAAAATGTGATTGGACTCAACTTGATGATGTAGCGTTGACAGCAGAAAAGGTACAGGAATGGAGAGTTTATCGGACAGCATTGCGAGACATTACTACACAATCTGATCCCTACAATATTACTTGGCCCACGCCCCCAGAATAATGTCTCTAGTACCAATCGATAATGTTGGTCAGGTGGGGATAATTAGGGATACCCCTCCCTATAATCTTCCCCCTAATGCCTGGTCTGGCGGCAATAACGTAAGGTTCCTCGATAACGGAGTAAAAAAATGCTCCGGTTATGAAGAGGTGATGGCTACGTGCCCGTTTGCTCCTTATTATATTCTACCGTATCTTACAGTAGGTGATTTTTATTATTGGATTGCCTTTGGTGGTGCTGCTATCGCTGTGTGGAACGGCTCTATATGGACTGACGTTACTAGACAGACTACTAATCAACTGAGTAGCGCTATAACTGATGTAGCCACCACAATCGCTTTGGATGATGCTTCAGAGTACCCTACTGTTGGGAAGATTGCAATAGGCTCTAAGCAATATACCGGGACTAACTCTTACGAAGAGATAGCGTACTCTGGTAAGTCAACTAATGATCTTACCGGCTGTACTAGAGTTGCCGGAGAAAGGGTGGCGCATGACGATAATGCTATTGTAACGCCTATAGGTGATACATCTACATCGGACAATCCGTACGCAGCAACTACTTATGACAAACGCTGGGTCGTAACTAACCTAAACGGAATATTAGTTGCTACCAACGGGATTGACGCTCCTCAGATGTGGCCTTTAGGCACTACTGGTGAGCCAGCATTAAACGTCCCTTTTAGGGAGTTGCAGAATTGGCCTGCTGCTACGGCAGTCCTTGCTGGCGCGTCTACTAATTTAGCCAAGTCTATTCGGTCGTTTAGAACATTTCTTGTAGGATTAAACTGGTCGAATCCTGAGGAGAGAGCAAATGTAAACGAGCCACGCATGGTAAAGTGGTCTACTGAGGCCTATCTCTATCAGACTCCGGTAACATGGGCGAGGTTAGATGCAACACTAGACGCTGGTGAATACGAACTAGCAGATACGCCGGGAGATATCGTTGATGGTCTTCCATTAGGCGACTCGTTCCTTATCTATAAGGACGATAGCATATACATTATGAACTATATAGGAACACCCTATATCTTTTCATTCAAACTGCTATCCCCAACAATAGGATTGCTTTCTAAAGATGCTGTGGCTGAGTATGAGGGCGGTCACTTCTTCATGGGTAACTCAGACTTCTACCTATGTAATGGTCAGACTGTTACTGCTCTTCTTCCAAATAAGATGCGAAGGGCTGTCTATGATGAACTTAATGGGGATGACGATAACTATAAGAAATGTTTTGTTGTAGCAGACTATATTCGCAATGAAATGCTGGCTTGTTATCCCGCCGGAAGTTCCACCGTGGTGAGTAAAGCATTGATATGGAATTGGAGGGAAAATACATTCAGTCAACGTGATCTCCCTAATACCTCTTATATTAATTCTGGTATTATCGCGATAAGCGCGGGTGCCACATGGGGGCCATTCGCTACTCTAAACGAAGCATCTATGACACCATCTTCTCCCGCCACTACCGGGAACCTGACTGTCATCACTACAACAGTCCCTGTTCCGGGGGAAGCATTCTCTTCATCTGGCACTCTAGTATTGGACGATGAGCAGATAACCTACACCGGCGTCACTTCTACTACCTTTACTGGTATAACAAGAGGGGCCAACAGCACTACGCCAGCAGCGCACGCTAACAGCATAGATGTTAATGAGGTTACAACTTCTTGGGACTTGTCTCCGGGGGTATGGGGTTCTGCCAACTTTGATGACGTTGTGAAGAACTTAGTCTTTGCTAGGCCGGGAATAAAGGCGACAATAACAGCTGCAACTAGAGCAGACCCAGTAGTAGTGACTTATAATCTTGAATCCTACGCTTACGAGCTGTCCAATGATGAAAGCATTTTAATAGACAGCGTTAGTGGGATGACTCAGCTAAACGGGAACACCTATACCATAGCGAACATTAATACTTCCGCTAAAACATTTGAGCTGTCTGGTGTAGATGGCTCAGCCTATGGCACTTATACATCTGGTGGTCAGGTGGTGCAGCCTAAATTATACAGGGATAATCAAGGTAACAAGGAAGACACCGCTCTAATGACATCCTACATTGAGAGAACGGGATACGATTTAGGTGATCCTTCCGTGGTCAAGTTGGTAACTGCAGTGTGGCCTAAATTAGAGGTTAGCGGAGATAATTCTATAAATGTCTACGTAGGTAGACAGATGTCTACTGAAGAGGCTATAACATGGGAAGGTCCAATAGCATTTAATCCTAGCTCACAATCTAAAGTTTCCTGTAGGGTATCTGGAAAATACTTTGGTGTTAAGTTTGAATCTACTACTGATGTAGATTGGAAACTTCATGGTGTTGCATTCGATGCTACTTCTAGGGGTGCTCGTGGTAGCAGGGCTTACTGATGGCTTATACATCGAAACAAGTAAAGTCAGTAAACAGGTGGTCGCCTAACCCCGCGCCAGTCGCGCCAGAGTTATTGCCTGATTATCTGTTTAATGAACTCAACAAACTTGGTGATATTATATTTAATCTTGATACGTTCAGGCTGGAAGAAACCAATACAGAGCCCGCAAAACCAAGAGATGGGGATATAAGATACGCTGACGGCACTAATTGGAATCCGGGATCAGGTAGGGGAATCTACGCCTACATTGATGATGGAACCCCAAGCTGGGAAAAGCTATGAGAGCACATCTACTACAACCTGAAGATGTAGCCTATATATGGGAGGATGTGGCTCCCATGTTGGCGCGGGTTACCCCCCACACAGAGGGGGAGTTAGAACCTGACGACTTCATAGAGCCGCTTACACATGGTGAAATGCAGTTGTGGATTGCTATAGAGAATAAAGAAATCATCGCGGCCCTGATAACCCAAATAATCCCTTACCCACAAAAGAAGGTATTAAGGCTTATCTCCTTAGCGGGGGAAGACTTCAGCAAGTTCAAGGATTTTGTATCTATGGTGGAGTCATTTGCTATTCGTAGTGATTAACGATGTAACTTATTCACACTATTGTAAAGAGAGTGAAAAAATAAATATTTTTTGCGCGCTTCTTTACTAGTCCTGGTAAGACCAATTTACATTTTAGCCCAAGCTGATTTTTT